GTTCATATTCTCGTTGCCCTGTTTCTGGATTTGTAACCCATTTATGTACTCTTTTATGAAAGTTTAAAGGTCCTTTTATAACTCCAGTTCCTAAAAGTGCTGATTCAAATATGGCATTTCTAAATACAGTTACAGCATTTGTATCAACAAGTTGATCATGAATAACTTTTTCTAGTCGTAAAGCTGTTTCTTTAGCTGGACTAATTTGTGGCTCTCCAAGATTTGATGGGCCTTCTGCAAGGGGAACACCTTGATACTCACCAGATAATCCTCCTAAAAAATCCTTGCTCTGCTGTGCTTCTGTTGCTTCTAAAGCACCTGCTAACATCTCTCTGCCATCTCCCTCAAACCCATAAGGATCTTTAATGACTTCATCAATAGGTGTTTTTTGATGTGCAAACTCAGCCACACCCTCTGGAATAGGTGTTGGTTCTATGACAATAGGAAATTTCTTATTACTAAAAAGTATATCAGATATTTGTCCGTAGGCTGCTAATACTTTTGTTTTTGTTATTTTTATGAAAACCTTAGAACGTTCTGACTCACGATATTGCGTTGTGCTATCATATATGCCCCTAAAATTTTTATAGGCAGTAAGCCATCTTTGTTCGTGAACTCTACGACCGTTTTCAGAATCATCAAATTTAGAACGAATATGTCCTGCTAAACCCGGCATTGTTTCAGCAGGATTTTGTATGTTGATAGCTGTATCGTCAGAAGGTTCTAAAAAGTTATCATCAGACATTTTTAATAGTCTTTTTCGTCAGCCATTGAAAATAGTGAAGCTTCAACAGTTGGTTTAGATTGTTGCTTTGGAGCATCTTGAGTAAGAACATCTCGTGATGCTCTTGTATCAAACTCTAAGCTTTCTCTTGTCAACTGGTCAGAACCCATTGCATCATCTACAGATGTTTTGTCTGAGTTCATGATGTAAGCTGCACCGTAGTTATAGTTACCTTGTGGCATATTGCCCTCCCTTTAGTTTTGTGATTGTGATAATTGTGATTGGATTTTATCTATAAATCCACTTTCAAATTGCGAAGCCGCTTTTGCTACAGGTTTGGCTACAGCTTCGCTTGCTTGTTCTGCCATTTTTATATCTGTAGGTGCTACTGGGCTAAATGCTTCAGAAGCATAGCCTAATGGTGTAGCTATTTCTGAAGGTATCCCTGTTTTTTCCTGAATATATTCACTAGCTTCAGCCCCAGAAAAATATGCTCCGATAGGACCTATCTGTTTTGCAGCTTCTAATCCTACTGCACCAATAAGTGCTTTTGTTCCTTTATCACGAATTGATCCACCTAACTTCGTAATCATATCTTTTAAATCATCTGTAAAATCACTTGCAGAAGTAATAGCTTTTTTTACAAATTGATCTCCTAATGTAGTTTTAGGTTCTTTAAAATATTCAGAATAGCGTGGGTCAGTCTCCAAAATTCTACCACTCTTATTCATTTCACTAAAATCACTTAAATTAAATCCAGCTTCTTTGATATTAGTTTCAAAATAAGAAATTAACTGATTAGAAAATCCTCTATCAAATTCACTTACAGCAAAAGGATATGACTGCGTGTATGTTCCTAGTTCTCCAATAGGTCCTAAATCAGCCTGTAGTGTAGATCTTCCTTGTAAATATCCTATTCTTCCTGTTGGGACACCCATGTTTAACATAAGCGTTGCGTGTATATTTCTTAATAGTGGTGATCCTGTTTTACCTTTGTACCCATCTGGTGTAAGACTGTTAAAGTAAGCATTTTTATCTTGATCATACATAATTGGTTGAGATGTTTGTATATCTCTTAATGCATCTGTTATGTCACCTGTTTTTATTCTTGTATTTGGAGCATTAGCTCCCTTACTCATTTTACCAAATATATTTATGACACCCCCAGATTCAATCTGACCAACGCCTTCTTTTATCATATCCTGTAACAAACTATCAGCTAGTGGATTCAAAGGAATGTTAACCATCCTTCCTTTTGCACCACCTTCAGTTGCACGAATAAACAATGCTCCCTTTGTTGGATTGTATTCATGCATTTTAAGATTAGCTATTGCTTCAGGTCTTAACCCTGTCAACATTCCAAATAGAGCAGCTCTTGATGCTGATCGAGTATTAAAATCACTTGATTTTGTTTTATTAGCTAACCCAATAAATAACTCAGTTAAAACTGTTTTGTTTGGATTTATTGCTAATGGTGTTAACTTTTTTGGTGGTTCAAGACGACCAAATAATTTTTCATTAAAATCTGTATCGGCCGCCTTATCTGGTAAAAACTTTTTAGCATCAACACTGTCATCAAGAAATCTTTTAAAATCATGCCCCATTGTTCTTAAAGCAATCATTGGACCTTTTACATTTATAGCATCCCCCAAATCTGCTGTTGCACCAAACATTTTTGAAATAGGGGTTACACCACTCTCATCAGGAATATATACTGAAATAGCCGATCCGGGAACATCAGCTATGTCTTTAAAATAACGTAAAGCATTACTAACAAAAGCTGATCTTTGTTGTTTTATTCTTTTAGCGTCAGTTGAATTTTTAGCTATATTTTTTTCTGCATAAAATTCAGCAAGCTCACGAAGAGTAGAACTTTGTGACGGTTTAAATTCTTCTGCCATTTAATATCCAAATGTATTATCTTGAGGTTTGTAAACCTGATCTTTTATGTTGCTTAAACTTTTATGTATTGATGTATACGGAGATGTTCGACACATAACAAGATACCTTAACGCATCATACGCATGATCCTCTGCTTTTGTATCTACATCTTCTGAATTACTTTTTGACAACGGTATTCCTGCAAGTTGTCGAATTGTGTTACTACATGTATTAAATATACGGATTCTAGGCAACTTTGTCAATGGGTTATCTGCAAGTCGCCTATGTATTTCCATCTTTCCTTGTAACCTATTTCTATCAGATGGTGTCCACCTTACACCTAAACGCATCATAGTCTCTGCAATTGAAGGACCAAACCCTGTTCTATTCCAACACGAAGCATCTAATACAGAGTAATGAGGGGTTGGATCTAATTGTTCTATTTCTAATATTTTATCGGCAAGTTGTTCTGCTGTGTGTTGTTTCACATAGAGTTCTTTATAAATCCAAATGTTGTTGTCCCAATCTATAGCTCCCCATAATACACAAGATGGGCTTGCATATCCGTAATCCGCTGCACGTATTCTGGGCCAGTTAGTTGGCATCTCAAATGGTTCGACAACGTGCTTTGGTTTAGAAAACTCTGGGAAGGCCGCTCCCTCTGCGACATCCCAATCCCCATCAAGAAGTCTCTTCCGTTCAACTTCTGGGAGCGATCTGAGCATGGCTTCGTATCTGCCATCTTGCATCAGATAGGGATTATCAGTCAACCGTGCAGGAATAAACTTTCGGTAGAACAACGGTTGCCTTGCTTTCTCGTGACCCTCTGGATATAGTAAAGGTTTTTGTGTTTCTATATCTGTGGCTGGAAAAGGTTTATTATATTCATGTGGATCTATATATGTTTTTTTAATCCACCACCCTCCAACTCCACCGGGGTTTCCAGTACAACGCATTGACATATTGGGTATTAACTCTTGATCCGTTGTACGTAATCTTGAACGCAAGTAATCCCACACATACGGTGTGGGGTATTGTGTTATTTCGTCTATTCCTATCCAGTTAAAAGCCTGTCCCTGAAATCGAGTAACATCTTTGTCTCTGTCTAGATACGTAAACCACATTGTTGCCCCAGAAGGGAACACCCACGTGGATTTTGATTCTCTAAATATTGCTTTTGGAAAAGCTTTAGTATATAATTGTCTTGACTTGTCAATCAGTTCTGTTAGTTCATCAAGAGTTCTTCTTAGGAGAAGACCACGATGATTAGGGTTATGACAATAACGAAGAGGATCAACAAGCAAAGCGAAAGACTTGCCCCCTCCTGCAGCCCCACCGTATAGCACATCCTCTTCAGAGGAAGATAGAAATTCTTCTTGAGGACCATTATTAGGTCTAAATATAACTTCTTGATCATCGACCAGATCTGATACAGGTTGTAACGAATTGAGTTCATCACCCAAATCCACAACTTTTGAAGTTCCGTTAGTAAGGTTCTTTGCAGTGTTTTCAATACGTTTCGCATTTTGTCTATGTTTCTGTACTTTCTTTGCTGCTTTCTCTGCTTGTTTTCTTTCGGCTGCAAGTTTTTTACGAGTTGCTCTTTTAGCTCGTTCTAATGATGAAACATTGTAAGATTGTTTCGGAGCATTTGGATCTTTCTTTGGGCGACCACGTGAGGGCATGGTAATTTAACGCAATCTTTCATAATCAGGTTTAAATGTTTTTACAATTTTGTCATACCCTTTTAATAAATTTTTTAAAACAGGAGTTCTGCCATAAAACTCTTCATAATTAAAAGCTTTTCTTGGTTGTTGTGTTTGTTTCTTACTATATTGTTTTGGTCCTGCTGTATTAGCCATTGACTTCTATTCCCTTCTTTGGTGGTAACAGGACTACTCCATGTAATGCCTGTACATTATGGTTATGTGTTTCCTCTCTACCCAGCCCAACCCTATTTAATAGCGATTCAGCAGCCTTTAGACGTACATCATCCCCTCTTTCTACCTGTGGGGTGTCGATCATACTAATTAATCTGTTAGTAGCCTTCACAGAAGCACTAGCAAGTACACTCTTTGATCGTTTAATGATCTCATCGGCTAATTTGCTTCGCAAATATCCTGCAGAACCCTTTGTGTACCCAGCATTTTCAGCTGCAGCGACTACTTGGCCGCCATTCTCAAACAAATTCTGTAGAAATAGTTCTTCTTTTTCAGAAATCTTGGTAGATTTGCGTTTTTCTGGTAATAAATTCATTGTAATCTCGTTATTATGGTGCGTAAGTCTACGTACTGGATGCAAATTAAGCTATAAAGTGTGCCAATGTGACATCTTGCACCTATAATACATACTTATAATACTAATTTAAAAAAAATTTGTCAAGGGGGGTTGACGAAATTG